TGCAATATTTGATAGTGGATACAAGTACACTTATGATAGATTTAATAATGAGTTCAGATACATCCCATGTAATGGTGATGTTGCAGGTCTGATGACTCGCACCAACATTGTTGCCTATCCTTGGTTCTCACCTGCTGGACAACAAAGAGGTGTTCTGAATAATGCAATCAAACTTGCATATAATCCAAATAAAGCACAAAGAGACCTTCTCTATTCTGCAAGAATCAACCCAATCGTCAATCAAAGAGGATTTGGTATTCTTCTGTTTGGAGATAAGACAGCACTTGGATATGCATCAGCATTTGATAGAATCAATGTTAGAAGACTGTTCCTCACAGTTGAGCAAGCACTTGAAGGTGCTGCAAATGCACAACTCTTTGAACTGAATGATGTTAACACAAGATCCAACTTTGTTAATATTGTTGAACCATATCTCAGAGATATCCAAGCTAAGAGAGGTGTTTATGACTTCTTAGTTGTTTGTGATGAGTCAAATAACACTCCTGAGGCAATTGACAACAATGAGTTCAGAGCAGATATCTATCTGAAGCCAACCAAGTCAATTAACTATGTAACTCTGACATTCATTGCTACTAGAACTGGAGTCAACTTCTCTGAAGTTGCTGGTACTAGCATTTGATTTCCAATAACTAATTAACATAGGAGGACAAAACAATGGTAGCAGCAAAGACTATCTCACAGTTCAAATCAAAATTAGCAGGGGGCGGTGCCCGCCCTAATCTGTTTGAAGTTTCCATTCCTTCATTCCCATCTTCAGTTTCAGATGCTTGGGCATCTGGTGATGGAGGAGAAAATGGAGTTTTCAAATTCCTGTGTAAAGCAGCACAGATTCCTGCTTCAACAGTAGCAGAAATTCCAGTTCCATTTAGAGGAAGAATTCTCAAAGTTGCTGGTGACAGAACATTTGACACTTGGACAGTTACCATCATCAATGATGAGGACTTCAAACTGAGAACAGCATTTGAGAAGTGGTCAAATAAACTGACCAAACTCAATGACAACACTGGTGTCACCAACCCAGCATCTTATATGACAGATGCTTATGTTCAGCAACTTGGTAGAGGTGCTACTAAGTTCTCTACAACAAACGTTGGTGGAAACCACTCAGTTCTGAGAACCTACAAGTTCTATGATATCTGGCCAAGTGAAATCAGCCCAATTGATCTGAGTTATGATTCAACTGATACAGTTGAAGAATTCACTGTAACATTCCAAGTTCAGTACATCAGCATTGGTAACTCACTTGAGTCCAATACAGCAAATACAACAGAGACCCTGATTGAATGATAAATACTAGAAGCACAAACTTCTAGTAGATATATTGAAATGGCGAGATTATTTGGTTTTTCTATTGAAGATACCGAAAAGAACCCAGCTGGCATAGTATCTCCTGTTCCACCAAGTAATGGTGATGGAAATGAGCACTATGTCAGTTCTGGGTTCTTTGGTTCGTATATCGATATTGAAGGCGTTTATAGAACTGAGAATGATTTAATTAGAAGATATCGTCAAATGGCACTTTATCCAGAGTGTGATAGTGCTATTGAAGATATTGTAAATGAAGCAATTGTATCTGATACCAATGATAGTCCTGTAGAGATTGAACTTTCTAATCTCAATGCAAGTGATGGTATCAAAAAGAAGATTAGAGAAGAGTTTAAGTTTATTCTAGAACTTCTTGACTTTGATAAGAAGGCACACGAAATCTTCAGAAATTGGTATATTGATGGCAGATTGTATTACAACAAAGTAATTGATCAAAAAAATCCTCAAGAAGGCATTCAAGAATTAAGATATATTGATGCCTCAAAGATGAGATATGTTCGTCAGATGAAAAAACCCAAGAGAGATTTGACATCTCTTGGTGGAAATAATAACAATGATGATGTAGTAAATGGATTCCCTGAAATAGAAGAGTATTTTATCTACAATCCAGGAACAAATACTGGTGGTGGTGGCGTTTCTTATGGTGGTGCAACTAAAGGAATCAAAATGACACGTGATTCCATCACATATTGCACCTCTGGTCTTGTAGATAGAAATAAGGGATCCACTCTTTCTTGGTTACATAAAGCAATTAAACCTCTCAATCAATTGATGATGATTGAGGATTCTCTGGTAATTTATAGATTATCAAGAGCACCAGAAAGAAGAATTTTCTACATTGATGTGGGCAATCTTCCCAAAATGAAGGCAGAACAATACCTGCGTGATGTGATGATGCGTTATAGAAACAAGCTTGTCTATGATGCAAACACTGGAGAAATCAGAGATGATAAAAAGTTTATGTCAATGATGGAAGATTTTTGGCTTCCAAGAAGAGAAGGTGGTAGAGGAACTGAAATCACAACTCTTCCTGGTGGACAAAATCTTGGTGAAATCTCAGATATTAACTACTTCCAGAAGAAACTTTATAGATCATTAAATGTTCCTGAGACCAGATTGCAAGGTGATGGTGGGTTTTCACTTGGAAGATCATCAGAAATCTTAAGAGATGAGATCAAGTTCTCCAAGTTTGTTGGAAGAATGAGAAAGAGATTCTCTTCAATGTTCAATGATATGTTGAGAACACAACTGCTTCTCAAGAATGTCATTACTCCTGAAGATTGGGAACTGATGGCAGATCATATTCAATATGATTTCCTTTATGACAATCACTTTGCAGAACTGAAAGAATCAGAACTTCTTCAGGAACGTCTCAATCTTGTTGCAACTGCTGAACCATATGTTGGTAAGTATTATTCACAAGATTATGTAAGAAGAAAGATTCTTCGTCAAACTGATCAAGAGATTGTTGAGCAAGATTATCTCATTAATAAGGAAATTGAAGAGGGAATTATCCCTGATCCAGCATTAATGATGGGTGCAGAAAATCCAGAAATGGGAGCTGCACCAGATGCAATTCAGTCACCACCTACACCAAAAGAACCAGAAGCTCCAGAAACACCTAAGGGTGGTGAGATATAAATAAGGTGAAGTCACAGAACTGAACAATGGATGAACTTATGGATTTGATGGTGACAGATGGATCATCTTCACAAATCAGCGACAAGATCAAAGATATCCTTTTCCAAAAGAGTGCAGAAAACATTGAGGCAATTAGACCCTATGTTGCTGCATCCATTTTTGATGATGGAGTAGATTTTGATTCTGAACAATCTGCATCTGAATTCGATTCAGATGTTGAATTTAACCAGCAATAAAAGAATTAATAAATAACTACTATAGGACTATTGTAATCAAAAATAATGGCTGCTTTAAAACCAGTAGGTGTAAACACTACTCTTTCTACTAGTGGTACATCAGCTCAAACTATAGCAATTGCACAACAGTGTGATGCTATTAGAGTTGCAGTTGAAGGTGCTGGAGTTTATGTTGCTATTGGAACAAACCCAACAGCAACTCCAACTGATTATTATGTTACTACTGGAGAACCAGAAGTAATTTCTATTGGTATTCCTGCAGCACAAAGAGTAGTTGGAATTACCACTGGAACCAAGACAATTCTTGATTTTCCAGAAGGTACTGGTTGTCCTTTTGCTATTGGAGATGCAGTTAGTTTAACTGTTTCTGATGTTCCAAACTTTAATTTTGAGCATAAGATTCTGAGTGACGTTAATACCACCTCAAGTATTGGTGGATATTTTAGCACAAGAGTAACTATTGATTATGATTCAAGTTCAGTAACTGATGTTTATAATCAGAATAACTGGGCACAATTAAGAAAATCAATCAAGGTTGCAGTCAAAACCAACTCTGGAACTGGAACCGCATTTATCCAACAAGTTCAAGATTCCTGAGGTATCCATCAAATGAAACTCATTAGAGAAGAAATCGAATCAGTTGATTTTATCGTTGAAGAAAAGAACGGTAAAAAATCCATGTTTATTGAAGGCATCTTTTTACAAGGTGACCTGAAGAATAGAAATGGAAGAATGTATCCTATGGAAACTCTTAGAAAAGAGGTTGCTAGATACAATGAAAATCACATTATGGCAGGTAGAGCTCTGGGCGAACTCGGTCACCCAGATGGTCCAACTGTAAACCTTGATAGAGTATCACACAAAATTGTTTCTCTTAGAGAGAATGGTAATAACTTTATTGGTAAGGCAAAGATTCTCAGCACCCCAATGGGTAAGATTGCAGAATCACTTATCGGTGAAGGTGTGAGACTTGGTGTTTCTTCTAGAGGAATTGGTTCACTGAGACCAACCAGAGAGGGAGTAAATATTGTTGGTGACGACTTCATGCTCTCTACTGCTGCTGATATTGTAGCAGATCCTTCAGCTCCTGATGCTTTTGTTGAGGGAATTATGGAAGGAAAAGAGTGGGTTTGGGATGGAGGCATCCTTAGAGAGAAGTTTGCTGCTAAAACATATAAGCAAATTAACACTTTAGTTACCCAAAAACAACTTGATGAGCAGAAACTCAATCTGTTCAACAATTTCCTCAACAATTTGTGAGGTTTTTAAAATAATAAATAAATATAGATTAAAATAGGTTAATCGGAGAGTTCAAATGTCTCGTGGAGATTTACAAGAAATGGAGCAATC